TGCTGTACCTATGAGAAAGCACTGGCGAAAGGCTTCCCCTGCAAGGTCTTCATAACCGATGAGGACAAGATGCCCCCGGGCTATATGGAGCTGAAAGCGTATCTCAGCCCAACCACCAGTCACTTCATTCGTTTGGGTGACCGTTTTCAGGCAAGGTGGCATGACCCTAACGGGGATTGTCTACTGAACGGTGATACGTCTGAAGGTGAGTTCTTCTCTGAATGGGCGGATTATTACATTCAGGGAACATGGCGTTTCGGGGGAGATTGGGCCAACTTTTTCCGCATGCCTACGTTCGCGGCAGTGGACACCAAGGTTTTTCTGGCCGAGATGATCCCCACTACCGGGGCACAATTGTCACTGTTTCTACGGGACAAGAGGCTGGATGAGTGCAATGCACTGCACGATGTGGCGTTGACGTTGTACCCATCGGACGCCCAGGTGAGGGCGGCAACCGCGTTAACGGCTGCAGACGTGGTGTCGCACTCAGGAAGTCAAGGTAGAGGAGAGGATCTGGTCTACGTCGTTCTGGACGAGACCGCACTAAAGGCGGAAGACCTGAGGACACTTTACGCCTGTCTAACCCGAGTGAAGAAGTACATGGTCATTGGATTAACTTACAATCGATCATCGGAAAATTTGGCTCGTGAAGCCTCACACCCCCTGTTTTCGCGTCTAAGAACGCTTTTCGGGAACACGCCGACTTACCAGCCCATCCGAGTCAGAGGGCAGGACACCATCGACATTAAAGCCGAGATGGGTGGTTTCGGAAGGCCTGTTAGGCAAGTTCTCGCGGGCCCGCACAGTAAAGTGAAGAATCGGGCTTTCTTGGACAGCATTGGGTATGAGTGGCCGGTAGATTGCCTGGACCCTGACGGGCCAGAAGTGGTTGGACGGAGTGAATACTACCGTCAGCCAAATCGCGACGACCCTGGGTACAGGGATAATGCTCAGGTGAGGGTGTACTTGGACCAACCAAAGGAGAGGCGCCTGGTGGAAGAAAATACGCCAGAGGCCGCCCTGGTGGGCCATAAAGTAGCCACTCATCTGCCAATAGAGAGTAGACGCCAGTGGGTTGAAAGCCAGGTGTCTCAATGTCCGGACCGCTTCGATGCGGAGCTGATCTATAAAGGGGAGTATTCAGATCAGTTCCCTGACAGGTGGATGTTCAGGCACGATGCCCCAGATCTCCGAAAGAAAATCACCAAGGGGATCCTCAATCGTGATGAACGACGAGCTATGACGGAAAAGCTCAAGGCAGTTGAGGCTGACAACCCACTGCTCTACAAACCGTACATGTCGTGGTGCGGTCAGGACCAAAAGCCCCAGGACCACGTGTCTTTCATGCGTGGTGTCAAGGAAAGGCTGAAGAGGTCCACTTTCGAACACAATGAGAAGATCTATAAAAATGGAACTTCTGTGTACGGGGTGGCTCTTTTTGAAGCCGTTAAGAGGGCTTTTAATTTGAGGGAGTCTGGATACGCCTGGGACCATTTGAAGTTTGAAAGGTGCATCGCTGAGTTTGGCGAGAGGCGTTCGCACAGGTCCGAGGCGCTTAAGGCCATGTCCCTTCCCAGGTCGGAGCCGGAGTTTCGCCAGTTTATAACGGCGAAAAGACAAATGAAAGTCAAGCCCGAGATACCACAAGCCGGGAAACCACTGCAAACGTTGATGATCCATTGCGACTTTTACCTGTACGCTCTGGGTCCCATCAACAGCTACATGACAGATTTCTTCTTGGAGCATTGCCCTGAAAATATGTACATGCATGTCAAGAAGACTTTTGCCGATTTTGATGCTTTCGCTGCCAAAATGATGCGAACGGCGACCGATCCTTGGGAGGGGGACGGTAAACATTTTGAGACCTCCCTGGACCACAATGCAACGTATATGTTTGAGCAGTTGATGCGGCTTGCTGGAGTTCCTGAGTACTATATCGGGGTATTCCTCGATTACAAAATGCATGCCGTTAGCCAGCTGATGATCCATTTCTTCATGACAATGTCTGGAGAAGCGTTCACCTGGCTAATCAACACTATCAAGAACATTGCGGAGACGCATTGTAGATTTTCCGTTCCCAAGCATGCCTACCAGATATATGGTGGTGATGATGAGTCCCACACCATGCGATATCCGGTCAATCCAAACTGGCATGTTTGGAAGAACTATGAGACTTGCGAGCTGAAGCAGACATACACAAAGACGCCGAGAAGCTTCAGTTATTACTTGACCAAACACGGCGCAGTTAAGGACCCAGTCCACCTCTTCAGGAAGCTTTTAATAGCCGAAGAGCGTGGCAAACTAGAAGATGTGATAGCCGGTTATGCTATCGAGGCCCGATCCCTGTTTATTAAAGGGGATCTGGTTTATGACATTTTGCCGGAGGAGGCAGTTGCGGCCTGGCAACTTCTGAACAGTGAACTGTTCAATGTCATGAAACGCACAAAGTTGGATTTGGGCACCATTAAAGACATCCAGCTCAAATTCGTGCGTCCTCTTGTGCCAACATCTGTCAAGCACTGGGCACTCGGGTTTATTGCGGACATAAACACCGAATATACTTCTATCTCTCCGAATTCACCTCTTTCTCGGGAAATACAGACAAATTTCCCAATTCTTACAAGTCACATCCTTCACCACGAAGAAGTTGACCAGGTTTTGTGATGGCCAATGCTGCGGAAGGTGTGCTTGCGACCCGAGACCCGGGTGAATCTGGCCAGGCTGTTGACCCCATTGATGGTGGGGGACCACAGCACTTTGCTAGCGGGCGTTTCGACTTGACGTCGAAAGTGTCCTACTGCCATGCTTTGAACCACCTCGATGGTTTTTCCAGTCTTTACCAGACTTTTCCTATGTTGTCTATTCACAAGATTGTTTTGCGTGCTTGTTTGACGGCCACCACGAAAGTGGCGGGCTGTCTTTGTTATGACGCTGCAGCCCCGGACATGGATTCCGTGGGCGAACACCCTCAGTACTTTAGGTACACGGAGAATTCATATCATGCTGGTATAGAGCATGAATGGGTGTTTGAGCCGACGCCGGGAATGGCGCTGCAGGTTTCCCCTCCTTCCCCACACGGCGTGATGCCGAAACTGTGTGTTTTCTCTTCTGCGGGTGGTGGTACTATGTACCTCCACATTTATTTCACTTTCAAAGGGCGCATCGTTATGAGCAAGGGTCTGCTCAATTCAAAATAGCCCAGCCGGTGGCAGTTGAGATCGTGGAAGCGGCCCCCCGAGAGGAGCCTTTGCCAATTGACAGTGGGTATGAGGAAAATGTGCCGGAAAAGCCAGAGACCACGTTTGATGTTTTCGATTCGTCAGACGACGAGGAGTCACCTTGTTTGGTGATCAATGGCACTATTGGTGTGATTGGCAAAGACACCGAAGTAAGGGATGATAAGACTGAAGGAGAATACACTCTTGCCTTTAAGATAGAGGTTATCTCTTGCAGACTTGCATCCATTTACGCAATTTACTCTTTGGAGCCCTTGAGACTCAGCCCGGCGCGGTTGGTAGACCTGCCTTTTGAGGATGAGAACTTTGGGTCTCTCTTTATTTTAAATCGTTTAAACGTTGAAATTGTTTTCCCTTTTAATATGGTTTATCTTCGATGATTAAGAAGATAATACAATTCACTATCCTTTTGAAGTTTTAT